GAAACACAGGGTCCGCAGCACGGCGTTGATCTTCTTCAAGCACGGCAACGCGACGACCTTCGTAACCAAGGCGAGTGCCTTCTTGTCTGATGCGTTCACGTTCACGTTGATCTTGCAGTTTCTGCGCTTCGGTGAGCGTAACGGTTGCCACGCTGCCGGGTACGACAGCAGCCGTGCCACCCAATCCAGGCACAGCGGTAATTTGCTTTGTGCCGCCCAACTCTTGCTGGAAAAACTGCGGCTTGTTCAACTCCATGTACTTGCTCAAACCCAACGCAGCCTGTTGCTTCCACTGAGAAAATCCAGCGGGGTCAGCGGGAATCGAACGAGCAGCATCCATGATCGACACCCGAGTGATCGGAGAGCCAGCCATGTCAGGGTCTTGCTGTTGCGCTTGCAACCACTGCAACGCAGACTGTTGATCATTTACGCCAACAAGAGCGTCACGATATAGCGCGGCCTTGTCGATATGCAATTTTGCACGACGAGCAGCTTCTTCCGTCTGAGCCTTCTCAGTCTCGGTCAGTTTGCCACCAACCGTTTGACCATACTTTCCGTACTTCGTAAGCAACGACGCACGGTTTTCTGGTTTCAGCAATTCAGGATTTTGAAGGATGTCGGCAGCAAGACGGTTCTGTCCCTCGACCTCGCGCTGGTACTCAGCCAACTTGGCCTCGTTGAGCACGTTTTCTTGCTGCATGCCTTTCAGCTTCAGTGCGCCAGCCAACTGATTGACCGGCGACAGAGCCTGATAGTCTACTTGTAACGGCTGAACGCCGAGAGCGATGCGGGGATCAATTGGCATGATTGTTCCTTAACCTTGCACTGAACTTGCGTCAACGCCGGGATATGTGTTTACGGACGATGAAGGGAACATGCGGTTGTACAACTGGTTTTGGTTGTACAAACCGTACAAATTGATCCCTTGACCAACGGCTTGGTTGATTGCGTTTGCACCACCCACATAACCAGACGCACGGGCGTTTGCGGCTGACGCAAGACCCTCGGCGATGTTTGATCCCATTGTGCCTGCGGCACTTGTCAATGTATTGGCAGAAGTTTGACCAACACCGGCCAACGATTGCAGCGGTTGCAACTGAGCAGCGCGTTCAGCTTGGTAACGATTAAACGCGTTTTGAAACTCTTGCGAACCCATTTCCTGACCGTAGCGAGTCAATGCTTTACCCGTCGCACCCGACAGCAAACCACCTCGAGCAGCAGCCGAACGCTCGAGGGCTTTTTGCCCTTCGGACAATCGGAATGCGTAGCCAGGATCAGCCTGGAACTGGGACATATCAAACTTTTTGTAGTCGGTGAGCGGAATCAATTTGTTCAGCGCACCAATACCCGCTTGCCGCCACGGTTCTTGCAATTCAATCTGCTTTTGGAACATGCGCTCTTGCGCGGCAGTTCCTTGCTCGGCGGCAGCGGCTTGCGTGTTTGCGGCCTGAGTTGCTGCATTAGACGACTTGCTTGCAGAATAAACGGTTGCCGCAGCAACGGCGGTAAGTCCCCATGTCATAGCGTTTCTCCTTGTGCAGCAATCTGCGCCAGTTTCTCAGTTGAATCGATTAGCCCCATTTCGTCATACGAGGGGGAAATAACCTCTTGCTCGATTTTATCGAGTTCGGCTTCACTCTCAAACTCTGTCAAGTGAACCGTGGTCCAAAGTGTGTCTTCCTCGGCATAAACTGCCCGCTTTAGACCAACCTCGGACACAAAGGTGCAAGGGGCTTCGAGGTACTTGGTGCCGAACTCGGTGACGACCCTTACTCGACCCTTACTGATAAAGTTCAAATGCTGATGCCGGTGAATCTTGCCAATGATCAAGGTGCCCTTGGGAATGAACATCTCGCGGGCGTAGGTGCAGCAGCCATACTTTTCGTCTTTGGGCGTGAAGTAATGGGTGAGAGTGCAGTCTTCCAGCGTGGACTCGACCGCGCCGCTGGCGATCAACTGCTGAAGGCCATCTTGCACCGTCAGAATGTCCTGACGAAATTGCACTTTGCTCGGGGCGTTCTGGGCTACCAAGTCCATCAGGTCACCTCGCGTCCGCTGACTCGCATGTTGATGGCCGATGCGGTGCCAGCAATTGTGGAAATGAAGTCGCCAGGGTTGAGCACCTGACCCACCAGTTCGGGGAATGTGTAGACCTCGGCAGGCTGGAGCGTCTTGGTCTTGGTGATCAAGTTCTGGTTGCCAGCCGATCCAGCCGCCGTGACGAGGTTGACGCTGATTGTGGCAGCGGCAGTGTTGTAGTTCGTCGCGGTGAACTTGTCGATGATGGTCGTCACGCCAGTCGCGGTGTACTGGGTGGTTTGAGTGTTCTCGACCGTTTTGGCCGGAACTATATTCTTGACGGTGACTGTCATGTCATCACTCCAAAAGTAGGGCGTTGTTTGAGGTGTATTGCGTCATTATCCAGTTTGTGCCATCAGACACAAGGGTTGCGTTTGCACCGGCCACAGCGGCCAGGATGGCCGTGGTTGCCGCGCCCCCAGCAAGGGGCACCACGTTGCTGGATGCTGACACAAGGGTTTGAGCCTGATAATTCTGGAAATGCAGCGTCCGTCCGCTGTTGGCGCTGGCTGTCGGCAGCGTCACGGTGCAAGACGATCCCGACTTGTTGTTGATCAGCCAAGTTTCCCCAGCAGCCACCGAGAAGTTGGCTGTTTTGGTGACCGGTGGACCACCAGCGCCTGAGATTACCGACGCGGGGGTGACGTTTTTCCAATACCCCAAAACGCTGTCGTACTGAATCAGGTCACTGTTTGCCAGCGAGGCAAATTGCACGTTGCTGTCAGTGCCACCCAAAACAGACCCAGGCACGATGCGAATGTTTATTGATCCAGAACTGCCGGACCCCGCGTTTGTTACCTCACCAACATAGGTTTTTTGATTGGGTGCCGACGGTTTTGTTTTTGTAAAACTGCCAACATACGCTGGGTTGTAATACAGCGGGTCGCCGTCAGCCCATGTCTCACCGACGCTGCTACCAGTGGTGTTGAAGCCTCGAAGGTCGCCGCTGATCTGGATCAGACCAAATCCGTTGAGCGCAATTGTCTCAGCAGCCACACCGACAATCTGATTAGGATCGGCCAATGCCAGCGGCGTAGGAGCCACGGTTATCACACCCGATGCGCCTACTGCACCCGTGTGATAGCAGAGTTGCCCTTTGGTGATTGCTGACGATGCTTTGACATAAACGTATTCAGATTCGCCAATCCGAATCAGTACGTTTGCCGTGGCTTGAACGCCCATCGTTGTGCCACCGTCCCAGTACATGCTACCCACAGCAGTGGGTACAGGCGACGGGGCTGTGTTGAACGTGAGCCAGGGCACATTGTCCTGCTCAAGCGGGGCCATGCTGCCCAGTTCAGGCTGGCGCAAGGTTTGCAGTTCCTGGCGCACAGCATCAAGCGCGGCTTGCAACTCGGACGTACCGGGTGCGGGCTGAGTCTGCAACCCGTTGATGTCGATGATGATGTCGGTCAGGTCTTCTTGCTGAAACGTGGGAGGCCCAAGTTGCAAGTCAGTCAGGGACGCGGTGTTTTGACCGTTGCCGGTCAACTGAAACAAGTTCAGGAAAAACCGATACCACTCACGCGAGATCAACCCAGTTCGCGCATCCGTTAGCGGAACCCTGGGAGGTGTGATGTTGGTTAGATCGACGGTTGCCATCGTTAAGCATTGGTCGGACTGATGATCAGTTCAGCACCCATGATCGCAGTCTTCACGGGGTCGGTCATTGACAACTCGTACACCCGGTCGCGCAGTTTCATGGTCATGCCAAGACGACGGTAAAACACGCGGCGGTAATACTGACCGATCTTGCCAATTGATGCCGTGTGTTCGTTGGACCACGTATGACCGCCATCGTCTGACCAGCGCAGCATCAGTTCGGGGTCACTGCCTTGCCCAAGGTTCAAGCCAACACCTGACTCCAGATCGATCTGGAGGCTGTGATGCGCGGTGCGTTTAAGGTTATTTTGACCTGTCGGCAACGCCCGCCATGTACGCAGCCACTTTTGAATCTGGCCGTTGTCAGCATAGGTGTCAAGGTCGAACGAGTAGATATTGCCGTTCTCGTAGTCGCCCACAATGATTTTGTTGTTGAACGCCATCTGGCAGTTGCTGCGGTGGCGCGTGAACGAGCCGTTGCTCCAGCCTGCCCGCTCATGCCACGCGCCAGTGGCAACGTCGTACACCCAAGTTGTGTTGGCGCTGGGGAAAATGAGCACGTAGAAACTGTGGCCGTCTTGCTGGTAAGTGTAGGCCAATGAGTCGGTCAGATTGCCGTACTGCTGGATGTGCCACTCGACAGCGTGGGTGCTGATGCGTTGGCCTGTGTAGCCGTTGGCTCGGTAGACAATACCCTGACCTCGAGCGTCAGCGCCCAGCCAGAAGATGCCGTTGTCCATCTTGGCAATCGTGTAGGCCGAAATGCAGCCGATCTCGTTGAACGCACCCTGGATGCGCTGGAGCGGGAAGTCTTGAGTCCCTGCGTCGTACCAAACCTCGACGCTGTTTGTGCCGTAGACCCAAACCTCGCGGTGGTCGATGATGATGCCCACCACACCGTCAGGAGAACCCTCGGCGCTGGCAAAATCGAGTGGGTCAACCGACAAACCGTCAAGCAGGCTGGTGATCCAGATTTTCTGGCTGTTCGGTTCGTTGAACACAAAGTAGCCGTCCAAATAACCCACGCTCACCGCGCCAGGGTAATCTGGATCAGTGATCTGCGAGAACACATTGGTCGTGTTGTTATAGATGTAGCCAGGGCCGTTGGCGGCAACGAACAACTGGGTGCCGTTGTCGGCCATGCTGACCGGTCCAGTGCCTGCAATCGTGCCCAGCAGCGTGGCGCTGTAACTGGTATTGATCTTGTACAGACTGTTGCCCGAGACAACAAACGCCACGGTGTTGTCCGACGAGAAGGCCCACAGCCCTCGGATCGGTCCGTCACCAACGGTGGCAAGGTTCAGCAGTCCTGGGCAGCGTTGCAAGTACGCAGGCTCTTTACCACCCTCGGGAATGACCTCGGGGAAAAGATTGATCATGCGGGCATCCGCAGCGTTGACGCTGCGAGTCACATACGTCGAGCCAAGGATCGGGGTCTTCATTAGTAGTTACCCGCATAGACGTTGAAGCGCTGGCGCGTTGCGATCAGCGAGTACGGCATCGACATCACATCGTCAGGGTTGTTGATGCGCTTGAGATCACGCTTGGATGTCATGGCGATACGCACAACCTGGGGCGATGGCTCTACGCCAAACTCAGGCGCGATTTCGCATGCGAGGTTGTAGGCAAACGCCCGCAGATAACCTGGAGGGAACAGAATCTGCGTTGACAGGTTTGCCGGTTGTGTCAGTTGCTCCACGCTGATGAAATGGAACTCCAACAGGCGCGTGGGACGCGGATAAATGTAAATGTCGATGTCAGGATAGGTCATGTTGACGAACATGACCTGGGGGTACGTGGATGTCACGGTCTTGACCGCGATGCCGTCGTACTGTTGCTGATTGATCAGCTTAATGCCGTAGGACACATTGGTCTGCGGATCACGGAAATAGGTGGCATCGTCAACCAGGATAGGGCGCTCGGCAGTGCCGTTCAAACGCACCAGCGATCCGGTGGGGCCAAGGGTTGCGTTGATCTGATCAACAGGCCAATTGCAAATTTGGTCGATGGTTGAGAAGACGGACAGGCGCTCGGTGTTCCATGACTCAATCATCTGATTGAGCGCCATCAGGCAGTCTTGAGACACGGCTGCGGAAGGCGTTTCACCTTCGGCCAGCACACCTAGCAGCCGCAACGCTCGATTGATCTGTTCGCCTGCGGTGTAGGTAGCCATGTCACTCTCCTTCGTCTGTCTGCGGTGCCAAAAAGTCGGGCACTGGGGTTTCTACCGATTCATCGGTTTTCTTGCGGCGACCGCGCCGCGCAATCGGAGCCACATCGGCTTCCGAGGCCACTTCTTCGACAGTCGAAGGCGTGTCAGGATTGTAGCGTGTCCAGCCGTTTTGTTCATCTGCTTCGGCTTCCATGTCGAGCGAGGCGACTTTGGTGCCGTGAACCGGGTGTTCGAGGTAGATTATGGGCATGTTAAGAAACGGGGCCGAAGCCCCGTTTGGTTTTAGCCAGCAGCCATGATGACCCAGTTCGTGCCATCTTCACAAACCAAAGTGGCCCACTTGCCAGCAGTAGCAGCCAGAATGGCTGTGCCTGCGGTGCCAGTGGTCAAAGGTTTGACGTTGGACGAAGCCGAAATCACCGTATAGGTAGCGGACAGGTTTTTCAGAGTGACGGTACGACCGATGTAGTCGGAACCGCTGGGCAACGTCACGGAGACGTTGGCAGCAGAGCCGTTGCACACCACGTAGTTGTCTGAATCACCGAGGCTAAAACTAGCAGTTTTAGTCACAGGTGCGTTCAAATAAAACGCGGACAGCGCAGGATCGGAGTACGCAACACCGACGGGTTTATTGTTTGCCATGATGCGTCCTTTCAAAACAGGGGCCGAAGCCCCCATTAAATTTAAGCAACGCGGTACAGCGACCAAGCACCGTCGCCGCTCTTGCGGGCGCGGAACATTTGGGCAGTGCCAGCAGTTGCAACAACGGTCATCAGACCAACCAACGTCCAGCCGGTGTTGGTCACCAAAGTGATCACACCAGCACTGGAACCGTCCACGTTGACAACCGAGAAGTCAAACGACACGCCAGCCTTGGTGGCAGACGGCAGAGCAGCTTCGAGGCCGGCAACGGTGGGCAGCGTATAGCTGGCCGCAGACGTACCAGGACTGCCGAGCAAAATGCCATTCAGCACTTGTGCAGCGGTCAGAGTAGCGGTTGCAGTTGCAGTTGCGGGAGCGGGGATGACGGTGAAATCGACTTCATTGATGTTGCCATCGCCAAGCTGATAACCACCAGAACCATTAGGGAGAGCCATGATAAATTCCTTTCAAAATTAAGACGTTGAAAGGGGCCGAAGCCCCGTTTCAGATCAGCCCCACAAACGGCAAGCCATTTGCGGACGAATGACGCTGTAACCGTACAGAACGTCAATACGGCAAGGCATCCGGTCATTGTTGATATCGTACTGGCGAACCACACGCATGGAGATGCCGTTGTGGACAGCGCGAGCGGCCATATCAACACCCTGGGGCAGCAACAGGTCAGCCGTAGCAAACGTGATCGCGTCCTTGTGGTAGACCAAGTTCTGAGCGTAGGCGCTGGCAGAAGA